AGAATCCAACTGCTTCCAAAGACCTACAGTAAGACGAATATCATCTGGACCATCCTGACGAATACGTCCTCCTTTACCCCACATCAAGTAAGTTTCGATATCACGGGCAATCTTAGAAAGGTGTGCAGCTTCAAGCTTGGTGATAAGAGCCTTGCTCAAATTACCATTAGCAACAGCACCCTTTACATATTCAGCACCCATAGTACCAATCATTTTCTCGATAGAGTTTACTGAAGGATCTAGGTTTTTATCAAATGACCGCCAAATCTCAACAACAGGAATGGTACCTTTTGCAGTCATACCACCTTTTGCCATAAGTTCTGCACGGCTAGAAATTGAATACTCAACGTTAGCTTCCGCACCACCTACGAAGTTGTAGTATTCACGGAAACCAGTCTTAACTTGAATATCAGCAAATCTTTCTCCATACTCACCACGAGCAGATGCTACACGGAAAAGTTTAGTTTGTGGAGCTAAGTATTTGTTATCCAAGAATTTGAAGCTGTCATTGTTTACAAGTTGAACAGTGTATATTACACCATCTCCCATTGTAATAATGTCAACATCAGGAACAATGTACATCTCAGCACCATTATACTTATCGAAAGTAATGATGTCTGTATGTCCAAATTCACGTTTGTTAACCTTGATTTTGAAGGTTGTACCATCAATACCTTTAGTTAAGTTTCCTGGCTCGATATCCTCAATAATGTAAGGAAGGTCGATAGAAACAGGCAATTGCCATTTCCACTCCCCACGTACATTGTCTACGAGGATTGTATTCTTACCATTAAAACTTGACATTTGGTACAAAGGCATTTCCACTTTTTGTGTCATTGCCCAGATGTCTACCGGACCCATATCCATAGGCTCGGCATCTTTTAGTAAATTCTTAAGGTGGTACGAATCCAGGTGAGAACCTGCAGTGTACTCGTTATCCCTCATGAATATACCATTGTTTAGAACAGGTGTGCTCATGTTTGTTTTTGTTTATTTGTTAGTATCGTTTAAAAAAGTTATTACGTTGTAGTTTCGGCTGTTGTCTTCCTCTTCCCTTCTCTTGTTCTTCCTCACGAACACTAGCCGTATTTTTATTTGCTTGTTCAGTTTTTAACATCCTTACTGTTTTCTCAGCTTGTGTGTTACTTCCCTGCTGACGAACTTTATTCTTATATCCATCAGGATCGGCTAACAACCACAGAGCTTCTGCAATAAGATCGTGACGTGGCTCTACATATTGATACTTCTCAATAAGGTGTCCAAACAAGTTTGTAGGACGACCACTTACTGATGGGTAGTTATTTTCTAGTAATCCTGACCATAAAAAGTTTTGTGTTTTACGATCAAGCTTTACTCCACTTAACTCTCCTTTATCTAAAGTACTAGCTAAGGTTTCCATGTAGTTTCTAGCAGCTTCGTCACGTTGACGTTTGATAGCTTCTTGCTGTTGTAACTTCTGTGCAATAATTTGGTCTTGCATCTGGTCCAACTTCGGTTTGAACTTTTTAGCTTTATTTTCTAATTCTCCCCGGTCTTTCCATGCATTGATTTCTTCTTCGATATCATCCTCATCACCAAAATTAGTAGCACGAAGATACTCACGGCAAGCAATCTCTTGACCTCTTTCATCATCTATAGGTATTTGTTTTACTTCTTCTGTATGGGCAAGGACTCTAAACATTCCTTTTAAGTCTGTTCCCCCATCTGCAAGAAACTTACCTACAGCTTGTAACTCTTCCGGTAAAGATGTCCAAAAATCTTTAGATACTTTACCCAAAGCCTGTTGTTCTTTAGACTGTAGGTTAGCTTCTAACAATTCTTCGATATCCTCTACTGAATAGTTTTCAAGAGGTGTTTCATCATCAAAACCGATAATCTTACCATCATCCATCATTTTCTTAAGAACACTAATCATAGTGCCTTTATTCATTTTGGATCGTCCTTCCTCTGATTTAGCAGGAGTTGAAGGAGTTAGAATCTTATCAGTTTCTTCTTTTGAAACTGCATCAGTATTTGAAAGAACATCATCTATACTTTCATTTTCTTCTTCGGTCTTAGCTGCAGGCTTGGATATGTTATCCAAAACTTTTGCTACAGGATCCGCAGTAGAAAAGAAGTTTTCTTTCTTTTCTGTTTCCTCAGCATCAGCAGTAGTCATTATACTATCTGTTGATACTCCAGGAGTTCCGAGAATTTCATCAATTGTCTTAGAATCTAATTCTACGGTTGTGTTGGTTGTTGTTTCTTTTGCCATATTTTTTGTTAAGTGTTGGTTGACTAAACAATTACGAGTTCAAATATAGAAATATAAACTTTTAAAGTTTAAAGGTCGTTAAAGTTTGATGCAAAGTTTTTGACATTATATAACTAACCTTTTTTCTTTTTTTCTTGCTTTTTCTGATTTTGGCTTTTTGTTAATTGCTCAATATCATACTTATTCTTGTTTTCCTGTGCAATTTGCAAGTCCATATTCTTCATCTGCATCTGTGCATTTAGCTTCTCTCTTTCCATGTTTTGCTTAGCCATTTCGTTCTGCTGACGATTGCTTTCTTTATCTCTTTGCAAATTCATAGATTCCTGAAACTCTTGACTACCTCTAATACGTTCCATTTCATCAATGTAGTCACTCTGCATGTTCTTATTGATATCTACCATGGAGCCCATACCTGCAGCACGTATCTCAGCAACAAGGATATCTTTTCTTCTGTTCTTCTCACTCTCCATAGCTTGATGATCCATCAATAACTTCTTATCACGTTCTGCAGCTTCTATTCTCATTTGTTCTAACTGCTGTTGGTGTTGCTGTTCTTGCTGTACTTTCTGCATAGCTTTCTTCTCCATGTCTTTCATTACATGGTCGATTTCTGCTAACGAACGTGACTGCATAATGTTACCTAAATCATAAAGGGATGCACCGGTAGTATTATTGTTTACTGCTAATTGTTTAAGTTGTTCTATCAAAGCTCTATAATCAGCTTTCGTAGTACAATAAACATTGATATCAGACAGCAATAATTGTGTACCATTTATCTCAAAGTTTACCTTCTCATCTAACGAAGTCATATACTGCAATCGTAATGAAGGATTTGTAGAGTGGTAATACTGTGCTAGGTCTGTTCTCATCTGGTGTACCCTCGGCATTAGATAATCCGAATGCTGAATAAAGTACATCTCCGTTTGAGAATATGATGCAGATATAGCCTGCTCTACCCCTGTAGCGGTATTTGTCTGACCAATCTGCTGACCTAAACGTTGAGGTGTAATACCTATTACCTCGTATGCTTGCTGCTTGAAATAGTTAGCTAACTGAATACGAGACATTAATCGTTGTGTCTGCTCTAAAGGAAGTACCTGAAAATGATTAAAGTTTACTCCGTTTTCTGTATTTGTTAGTGAAGTATCTACAGGCAAAATGCTAAAGTCCTTCATAGCAGTATAGGCCTTAGCATAATTATTCTTACCCCAATCTTCTCCTAACGAATGTTTAGGAAGTACGTTCTGATCTAACAAGATTACTGTTCCTAACTCATCCACCAAAATATCTGCAATTTGGTTATTCACCATGTTGTACGATACTTGGAACGGTTTCATCAAGTCCACTAAAGATGTAGACTTAGTATTCCTATCTGAGAATACAGCACCTTCTACAGGAAGCTTACATCCGTACAAAGTTTTATCACCTTTGAACTGAAACTTTAACGGCCCTGGTTTATTTTGGTTTATACCAATATACATAGGATTTACTCCACCGGGATTACTCATACCAAGCATTGAAGGTCTGTTAGGACCAATCTTAGTAACACCCCATGTTTCATTTATCCATATCCAATCGATATGCTCACCATATACTAAGTTATCCCTTGTCTTGTTTTTAAAGACAGCAGTATTATATACAGGTTTATCTAGGACTACATACTCTTCACTAACAATATCAATGATTACGTTGCCACTTTCATCAATTTTAGTAAGGTGTCCTACTTTTCTTTGTGACTTCCAATAGCAAGTTGTAACACGTATCAACGATGCCATTGACCAATCAAACGTATGCTCACTTTGGCTGATTACGGCCTCTACCACATCTGGACCATATAACCCTGCTTCCCATGTAGACATAAACTGTCTCCATTCTAAAGAAGGTCTGCTAACATTCCAATCGTGGGATTTGGTAGCATCGTAAAACGAACCATCATTTTGATAACCTTGTATAGGATATATTGCAGACTTAACAGGATAGATAGCTTCAATAGCTTTTTGCTGTTCTTCAGTAAGCAACCATCCGTATTTATCAATAACATCCGAGACAGTCATTAGGTCGATTTTACCAACCCATGCCCCATCGGAGATATAACGTACATCAGGAGATTTGTAATAAAACACCAAAGCAGGATTCCACAATTCAATGTCGTAATCGTCCTCTAGCATCTTAAAATGCCAAAACTCTCTGTCGCAAATCAAGCTGTCTCGGAAACCTCTTTCTTCTAACTCGTCTAATCTAAAACGTTCAGTATCTATTTTTAACTGATGTGCGGCCCACTGCTCACCCATCGACCTATAAGATTTACTAAAGAACTTCTCTATTTCTGGTAAAGACTTAATGTTTTGCTCTGACATTTGCTGTTGCAACTGCTCCTGCATCTGAGGATCTTCGGTATCAATACCTTGTTGCATAAGCTTAGCCATCAACTTCTGCTGTGCCCTTTGTACCAATACTGTCTCAACCTGTTGACGTTTTTCCTCTAACATAGTGTTATAGGAATCATCATCCACACTTTGAAAGCTTACCATAGAATTTCTTTTGGCAAACTCCGAACACATTACATTTATTACATTAGGAATAATAGGATAAAACTTTAACTCTAAAGCTGCTATATTCTCAACTTGTAGAGTATCAATTACTTCACGATAATCATTATCTGAATCAGGTATATAATCTGTACGATCTATAATACCCTTTGCAAGCTTGTAATTCTTTAGAATCCTACGAGCATTAGTAGATATCTGACGAATACCATTCCATTCTAACCAATCGGCTACCCATGCCACCCATTTATCGTCTTTTTCTTTACGTGGTAAAAATTGAATAGGTTGTGTTAATGTCGTATTTATCCCTCCAAGTTCTGCTTTTGCACCACTTTTCAGGTCTAAGGCATTAAGAATTTTCATATCATCTTATATTTTTAAATGGATTTCTTCTTATTGTCTGCATACCTGGGACGTTGGTTCTCCCAATATTTCTAAACATACTTTTAGCAAATTTAGTATTTTTGTTGGTTGGAGCAGTAGTTGTTTCCCTAAAAGTCAGCATTTTACGATTTGCCTGCTGCACTTTAGCAAAAGCTATCAAAGCTGCTAAAGACACCAACCGGTCAACGTTCATCCCTTCCTGATAACTCTCCATCTCCACCATAGCCATGACATCGGGAATACGTTCTATACCATAAATAGTTCTTTCTACTCCCTTCATCAACTCCTCAACATTTGTTTCTTCTACGAGATATTCTATTAGATAGTTTAACAAATGCTCTTTAAATAATCTTCCTGTATTTCTCCAACCATATTCTTGATATACAGTATTGTTTGCATGCAGGTCTTTTAGAAACAACATCTGTGACTTAGGCACTAAATACCTTTGTTTGTTTCTATCTATCATATAGGTAATAAATGAAGGAATGTT